AAGGGTGAGGCCGAGCTGGTTGGCGCTCATGTCCCCGTCAATTCGGCTGAGCACGTACACCAGGCTCTCAACAGCAACGTGATCCACCGCTTTCTCGCTGTGCATCAGGTCCCAGATGTGCTGTTGCCTGCCTGGTGAGTGCTTGGACTTTCGGTAAATCTCCCTCACTTTCTTGAGGTAAATCGCCACCACACGGTCAGCCAGGCAGTTGGCTGCTCCTTTCTCCCAACCAGGCGCAAGTGCACGGTCAGCGCCGATGTTCCGACACCAGTTTTCGAGGTCGATCTGCTGCTGACGTGGTTGCGAGTCTGGTTGCTTGACTGCATTTGACTGATCTTCGGGCATTCTCAGGGATCTCAGTGAGGATCCCAGTGGTGGCCTGGCTCTTGACTGGTGTCAATCTTACAGAGTATTTCGGTTCCTCTGTATTCACCAATTCGCTAGCCCACCACTGGGTTTTGGAGCGCTTGGTTGCGATCTTGGTTGCTTTGGCCGCAACCAAATCTCACCTGCTAGACAGCGTTCAACATTCCATCAGCTCCTCCAGGTTGATAGCGGAGCCATGGACGTACCTCTGGGTGACAGCAAGGGTTTTGTGGCCTGCCCACTGTGAAATAGCGGGAGCGGACCAGCCCTTTTTAGCCAGCTCCGTCAAGCAGGTATGGCGCAGCGTATGGATGACCCATTCCTTGCGCACGTCATTGCTTAGTCCCAAGCGGTCACACACCTCGTGCGTGGCCCGCCTGTAGTGGTCGTAGAACGCTCCGTAGCTGATCGGGAACACTTGCTTTGAGCCCCTTGCCTTCATCGCCTTGAGGATCGGCTGAACCTCCCTCGGGATCGGGAGCGTGCGGGGCAGATTCCCCTTCGTCTTGACAAAACTGATCCGGTTGCGGGCCAAATCAACCCGATCCCAGTTGAGCTTGACGGCTTCGCCAACACGGCAGCCCATATGCCATAGGAACAGGGTCACGGCAGCAGACAGGCGCTGCTCGCGCCTTTCCATCACGTCCAACAGTTCGGCCAGCCATTCGGATGGCAGCACCAGGTCACGGGGCTCGGGCTCCTTGAGCAGGCGAGTCTCTGGGAACAGGGGCATCACGCTGATCATCTTCAGGCGCTGAGCACGCTTGAGCATCACACGTAGGGCACTCAGGTACCTTTTGATGGTGCCATTGTTGAGCCCTAGCTGACGCATAGTCACCACTAGATCATCAATCGCCGCTGCATCTACCTCAATTGGCAGACACGTTGGGCCCAACATCCTGACCAGCCTCTGTGCATTATTCACTTGTGTTGGGTCTTTCCCGGCCCAGTCCAGGCCGCGGCAGATGACAAAAACGTGCCCCATGGTGCCCTTGGGCTGTGCCTCCTTGATGCGCTGCTCCTCTTGACGTTTTTCGATGACGCCAAGTTTGGCCGCGGCTTCCCATTGAGCGGCTTCAGGTTCAGTTTCAAATGAGCGACTGATTCTGTCAGAACCTTCGCCAATAGTGGCAAACCATTTGTTTCGGTCTTTACGAAAGCGAACCGCCATAAACTAGAGACTCCATTAGTGATACAAACTGTTCGCCACTTGGCGTGAGGAAGACTTGCAGAATCCTGTCGTCAGAAGGGTTTCTGCGGGTTTCGATTAGTCCAAGCTTCCCAGAAACGCCGTCCCGCCTGCCGTCTTTGCCGAGGACATCGACCGCACGAGAGACGGCCGCAAGGGTGAGATCACACTGAGCGGCCAGCTCTGTCTGGGTTTTGCCAGGGGATAGGGCGATGGTCAGGAGGAGGTCAATCTGAGAGGCCCGCATTTGGGGGCTGACCTTGCGGCATAGCCGCAGGCCGTCCCGCAGGGTGGACAGTTTTTGCATTGCAAGGTGCACTCACCAATGCACGATAGTTCAACTATTGACGGTGAAGCTTGCCACTGCGCAAGTACATCAGCTTTAAGTCAATGATGACGCATAGATGCAGCATCAGACACGCTTCTATACGAATGGCCCTATGCGCTGGCCCAACTCGCGCTGCCATAAAAGTCGGCACCTCCAGGAGGCGCCGACGGGTAACGCTCAGGCCTAGGTAGCCGTCAACGGGAAGCCAGAGTCTCATGCAGCGCATTGGCGTGGTTGACGGTGTAGAAGGAAGGGCACCCGATGCCAATGGCGATACAGCCAACTGAGAATCCGAGAACTATGCCCAAAAGGTTAAAGCGGCACATGGTTTTCCATTGCAGGATGGTTAATTAGCTCTGTTGCCAGTCGTTGATCAGTGACTGTCGGCAACTTCTGAACATTCCAACTAGGGGTCAAGCCACGGCCCTCCCATCGCCAGCCGAGGCTCACCAGAGCCTCAACGTGCATGGCTGCGATCTCTTCAGCGCTCATAGTCAAAACCGTCACGAGAGGGCACATAGACCGGGCCGCAGGCACCGCTCCTGATGTCGCAACGTGTGGGCTGCAACGGATAGGGCCAATAGGTTCTGACGGGAGGCTCGCTGCCACGTGGCGGGATGCAAATCCCTGCAACACAGCCTGAAGTGGGCTGGCTTAATGCAGGAAATGCATAAAACACCACGCAAAGAGCCGTAACAGTGCTTTTCATGGCTGCATTGTATCCACCAGCTGCTGAACGCCCTTCTCAATGAGATAGGCCCCCAGATTCGATGCAGATCTGCCCTGTAGAAAAGCAAAGTGCATCACCCTTTCATAGGTCTGATTGTTGATCGTTACAGACAAACGACGGGGGCGGCGCTTCGCTTGCATGACGCGTTCGGTGAAGGATTCCATGGCAGGGCATTGATGAGGAAACAAGGGTGAAGCAGCCATAGAGGGCTGCAGAGAGGCCCCGCAGAGCCTCAGTGCAGCCGTCAGCAGCTGACGGGATAGGGAGGCGAGAAGGGCTCGATCAGTTGGCTGGCCATCCCAACCACAGGCCGCGGCGCCTTGCAGCCGTGCACGCTGCAATCCCGCACCGCAAACAGTCCCTCGGGGTACAGCTGGCGATCCTGTCGAGCCGAGCGGTGCACCATCCGATTTGTGCATTGCTCTGGATATAGATTCCAGGCCTCCCATGCGCTGTAAGTGCCGTCCGGCTGACGCCAGCAGCTCCACTGGATGAAGCGATAGTTAGTGCTTTTCATTGTTGTGGTTGCAAGGTGTGTCGTCGTCGTTCAATCAGCGACCGCAGTCGCCGTGGGCCTCGTTCCAGCCCTGGTGAATCAGTCGTGCCCGATAGTTTGCGGCCTCAGCCACTGGCAGCCACCGCTCTGTAGTGGTGAGCGGAAGGCCGCCGTTCCAGTTGGTTCGGACGATCTCGACATTGTCGGAATCACACACCACGAATTTGAGGAGTGTGGTGTGTGCGGGCGAGGTCAGGCAGGTGCTTTTCATGGTCTGCGGTTGCAAGGTTTACGCGTGGGGCCTCAGAGGCCCCTAGAGAAGCCCCGCAGGGCCTCTGTAGGGGTATCGGTAGGGCGATGGTCAAACGTGGGCAACTAAAGAGCACTCAGGCCTGCTCTGCCGCCACCTGCTCCAACTGCCACTGCAGCTGGTTCGCCATCGTCCACAGGCAAGAGCGCTGAGCCTGTGAGATCAGCTCAAATACATCGGCAGTTGGGCTGAGATCCTCTTCCTGATCCATACGGTCAAGGTTGTCCTGCAACCAGGCCAGCAGCTTGCCGCTGTAAACCTCGGGCTCAGTGTTGATGGCCTCGCAGGCCCCATCGGCGTCCCTGCCCTCGCAGAGGGCCTGGAAGAAATCATCGGCCTGGTGGACGATCACTTCATATCGCCAGTCGTTGGGCAGCTCACCGTTGTGGAGGGCCTTCACAATGTCGCCAGCCCACTCAGGAGCGGTGTCCTTCAACGTCCAGTAACGGCTGCCGTCACTCCGCTCTGCCAGCTGGAAGGAGCGCAGGAAGGTCTCGGTGGTTTCCAGAAGGGCTTGCCCCTGTTCAGTCGTGGTCATCGTCTCGGTTGCAAGGTTTCACAGCTGAGCCAGCAACGCCGACTCACCCCGCAATGAGAGCACAGCCCTTGCGCTTCGTCAACAGTCAACCAACAGCGCAGCCCCTCTCGGCCTGTATCACTCCGTACACCAGCAGCCCGCAACGCCAGTCCACGCCTGCCATCACCCCCAACTAATCCGCTGTGGTTGCGTTCTCCAATGCAGCTGCAACCACGCCCACACCCACCACCAA